GTGCACTATGGTTTTAACTTGCTGTAATGTATTCTTATACTCTTGCTCTGATTCAGTTTCTAAAGTCAATGTCTTGTTCATGAAGTTCATATAGGCTTTGACTCCATTTAATTTATTAACCTCATCTTCAATTTTAGCTGCACAATTTGCGCAATCTAAACCTTCTAAAATTACTTCCTTCTTTAACATTACTGACCCTCCTTTACTTACTTTCTTACTCTCTTTAGAAACTCTAAAACACGCATTGTAACTAACTTTTAATACCTTCAATATTGTACTTTTACCTCCTCACTGTATAATTTATTTGATACCATATCTTTATTATCTTGTAAGGAGGTCATTCAATTGTCATTATACGGTAACTCTTCTCAACTCTACTTCGATTTCGTCTACTCTGATTATATGAAAGAACATTCTGAATTTAAGTACCTTCTCGATTTAATCGATATGATCGATTGGTCCGTTGTCCCAGATTTCAGTAATAAGATAGGCAGAACAGGGTACTCCCGTCGGGCTTTACTTAAAGCTATCTTCGTTCAGAAGGTTAAGGGGTTTACAGTAAGGGAGTTGATTCACTTCCTTAAGAGTAACCCTTCCTTCGCTAAATGCATCGGTTTCGATCCTATTATCAATTACGTTCCTTCTGAAGCTACTTTCTCTTCCTTTAAGAAGGAGTTTGGTCCTTCTTATTTGGATAAGGTTATCGTTTTTACCGTCCTTAAAGGCATCAAAGAGGGGATCTTTGATACCAGTTATCTTGTTGTTGATTCTTACCCCATTATCTTTAATTCTTTCTTCAACAACAAGAAGAGTCACGGTAAATTCAAAGATTACAAAGAGTACTATCGTTCCCCTTTAGAAGCAAATTTCGGCGTTAAACCTGTTTCTAATTCTAAACCTATCTACGATAAGTACGGTAACCCAAAGAACGCTATGTCTTATCTTGGTTACAAGGCTCATACTATCACTTTCCTAAACGTCCCTATCTTCACCGTGGTTTCCCCTGCTTCTGCCAATGACAAGAATTATGCTTTCATCCTTTTAGAAAAGGTTGTTAAGTATTTGGATCTTAGTGGGTTTAACTTCTTAGCTGATGCCGCATATGATTCAAGTGATCTTTACGATTACGTCCATTTGATAGCCGGTTCTATTGCTTTTATTCCTCTTAGGAATTCTTCTAAAAAAAGGTTAGTAGGTGAATGCGGTAAAAAACTTATTAAACATTCCCATTACCTTGAGAGTAAAAGAAACATATATAGAACCAAATTCGTTTGTGATGATCCTTCTAACTGTCCTTTGGGTAGGTCTAACTGTTATAGTTACAGAAACTATTCAAAGTATGATTTCCGCCATTTCCTTAACAGGGAATCTCCTTTCTTCAAAGAGATTTACAAGAAACGTACTCTCATTGAATCCATCTTTTCCAGGTTAGAAAGCAACAACGGTACTACTTCTTTGAAATATACAAACGCTGTGCAACTCGAATGCAACCTTTCTAACCTTTTCCTTATCGCTTCTGCTCTCTTAGCTCACAAGATGGGTAGAGATGATTTATTGTCTTCTCCTAAAACACTTATGTATGAAACAGCTTCTTAGCTTGTTTCTTTAGAAAGTTTAAATTCTCTTCAATACTTCCCAAATGAACGGTTATTCATTAACTGTACTTCTTTCATCTCTATTTTCCCTAAAAACTTCTTCAATTCTAATTACTTTCCAATTTTTTGAAGAATTACTTCGATTTTCAAAGAGCATTTTGGATAATTATCCAATATTTTAGTTCTTTTTCTTCTTGCCTTAACTTACTTTACCTTTAGTTAATCGTTGCTTTGACCTATTTCTGAAGTGGGTATAATCTTTTTACTACATTCGCTACAATATATTGCAGTACCAAATAAATCACTTTCACCATCACCTAGGATTTCTGCAATATCCACCATTACTTCAACACTACACATCGGGCAGTGGCAGAAAACATTCTCATCAGTTATTTCAATAGATATCTCCATGGAATCATTCAATCTTTCTTTCACATAAAACATAGTAAGAGCCCTCCTTAATTCTTCTCTATTTTGGTTTTATACCATTCCAAGTAACGCTTGCGCTGCCCATAATCTGGGACAGCTACTAACAAACCAACATCTACCTTTTGTAATGTGTCTAGCATCGTAATCTGCTCATCAGATAAGTAAGGTCGAATGCTTTTTCCTTTTTCAATTCCATTTGCTAATCTAAACTGCTTTGCAGACATCCCGGTAGCAATGCGGTTAATCATGTCGCATTCATTACTGAAGTGATATGGCTTAGGATTTTCATGAAGTAACTTAATGTTGTCCGTCAGCAAAGGGAACTCCTTACGAGCCGAAACAAGAGTTTTAATGAACTGCTCCATTTCATTAAAGCGTTTGATGTATAACTCTTTGAACTTCATTGCTTTCTGCCCTGTATATCCCATAACCAACATAGTGAATCCATCACGCGTCATGGTATAGGCCTTTTGCTTTCTGTTCCAACCATCCGTGTATGAGGTCGGCTCAAAATTGAGTTGAGCAAATTCTTTACTTAACCCAGATTTGGGGTCAGTGATTTTAGCAATGTCACGCAGAACATTTTTATGTTCCTTCTCAAAGAACTCTGCTACAAACAAACTATCCACTCTTGCCATATCTTTGGTGTCGGCAAACACACCATATTGATCTTTAGGTATTAATTCTCTCATCAGAATTACCTCCTTAAATTTTTTTGGAGGTCTTGACCTCCTACCTGGTAGCCTTGGGAGAAGGTCAAATCTGACGATTTTTATATTCTTGTTCCAATTTTTTTGTTGCTCGTTTTAACTTCTGAGTAATGTTGTTTTCATCAGCACCTATGGAGCTGGCATATTCGCGGATTGACATACCGTCTATGCGAACGGCGATAAACATATCCGCCCAATCTTCTTTTTTACCGAGTACCTTGCGTATCCATTTACAAACATCCTCGTACTCGTATTGGTTAGAACGCTCTATTTCTTGAGAGTTATCTGCAAATGTATCCATAACATCTGTTTCATCTTCAGCCTGATCATCTTTACGATATGGAGTCTTCGGATTGCCAAGATGCCTATGATAGCGGCGCCAGTGGTTGTATTCTTTGGAATTCATTAGGTCGAACATTTCCTGTAAAGTCTTACAACGCTGTACTTCTGCTTTCTTTTCGGGCTTTGCCTCTGCAAGACGCTGCTCGTAATCAATGTCCAGCATAACGCTGTAATCTCCATCTGGAATTTCAATCGTGGTGTAGTTCTTGTGACCATTTTTGATGTTGTCTTCATATAAAACTCGAATCTTCATAAAGTATTCCTTTCCGTCCTGGCATTGGGCGGCGGAATACAAAAAGAGCCTGTGATGAAGATGACCACAGACTCCGCTTGTCCTAAAAAAGGGCACACGAAATTACGGTGGGTGCATCTTCATTCCAAACACAGTCTTTATCACTGTGTTCTGAACTCTTATGCATCCCGCCGTCCGTATGCGCACTAGGACTTTGAGATTTATTTTGGTTGAGCGATAAATGCTCTTTACTGATTACTACCTTTGAGGAAGATAGGCAGGCTGATTATTCGAATCTGTCTCTGCCTATCACTGAAACTACTTCTTTTTGCTTGGTCTCGTTTGACTTAAAGCACTGCCAGCAACTGATTTAGAATTTTTGCTGTAACGTCCATCGTTGAGAATTTTACTTGCCTTTGAAGCAACTTTCTTGGATGTTTGGCGTGTATTACGTTTTGCCATTTCTTTTCCCTCCTTTCTTTTCCTCGATATGCCTTTATTGGAAATCAAGCATTCGGTATCTTGCTGAAGAAATACTGAACAATTGCTCTTAAGATATTTACAATCGTGAATTTCCCCTCTGTAAAAGTGTGAATTTTCATGATATAATCTAAAAGACTTTAATAAATTACAATTCCTTCTCCAGAGCGTTTAATCACTAATAAAATTGTACAAAAAAAAGTCCAACCATTAAGGAAGGACTCGGAGGGGTTCGGAAAGATTCGGAAATATAGTTGGAGGTGGCAGATAATGCTCTTTAGTGAATTTGCGAATATATTATTTAAACATAGTGACACAACATACAAGCCACATGAATTTTTTCTGTCACTTTTCGACAACATTATGAGAGATCCAAAATCACCAGAAGAAATAAAACTATCAGAGGAGAATAAATATAATCCTTTTGACTCTCTTGCACCGGATTCTTTGGATCGTTTTTTTAAAGGCACTCTCCCATTAAGTAAGAGAAACGTACATAAAATTATTAGCCGAAAAGATACAGATAAATTTGCAAACTATATAAACGAATATAACGATCATAACCAAATCGCTATTGAAGAAGAAATCAAAACAATGATCCCAGATTTCAATCCTGATGATGTTTTGGGATACGCCTGCGCTGATTTATTCCTTCAGATTTTAGATGATATATATGAAGGTCGAGAATCTTCTAGTATCGTTACTCCCAATAGCTCAACTCTCCCTACTAAATTAACTGCCTTACCTACTCAAACTATTTATTATAATGAATCCGATGGCAAGTTACACATAGGAGATGTTGAAATATCTATTCCAAAAGAGATTGAGCCTCCACAGGATATTGCTCCAGAAGAAGAAATTTATGTTCGTGAGCTTCTGGCTGCCTACTCAGAAGCCATAGGATCCGGTGAGATTACGAAGAATGATTTGGATTCCTTGCATATGAAGTATAAAAGGAACTTTTCTGATCAAAGAATCAACTTTTATAGTGCTGTACGTATTGATCGTTTTATACGTGAATCCTTTGATAAAGGAGAGGAACATGCGAAGAAATGGAAATCTGAAACGCATGATTATATTAAGGATACCCTATGGGATGATTACGATGACGGGTACAAAAGATTGTTAGCAGTAATGAAAAAAGTGGTGGACTGCTCTACCACGGCTGTTGTTGACAATATCCAAAATCTTGTTGGCCCAAAAGAAAAGAAAGGAACCTGTCACCTATTAGTAAATGACGGTTGCATCCGCTGGGTGGATGAAGATGAATAATAAAGTTTTTAATACAGTATTTGAAATATCCATGAGATTGTTGCTTATTTTGTCCTTATCAAAAAAGAAAAAGCTTACACTAGATAATTTAGTAACAGTAGATTTCATATCAAATTATTCAAAGGAGTTCGGACTGTCGGGTAGCAATCTTCATGGTGATAATGAATTTAGTTTTTCTGAATTCTCTATCCGTAGAGCATTAGTACAAGATGCAATAAAACAGCTTGTACTTGAAAATATGATAAAGGTTTCATATTCAAAAGAGGGCTTCATATATTCCATTACAGAACGTGGACGAACATTTAGTAACTCTCTAACTTCTGACTATGCGACTGAATATAGATTACATGCTCAAAAAGCTCTTGAATATATAGACTCAAAAAACGAAAAAGAACTTCTCAATTTAATTAGCCGAGAAGCCTCTAAATCATTAAGGAAGGAGTAATCCCAAATGGCATTTTATATAACAAAGGTTACAGCAACTGGCCCAGGGAAAGCCCCTGCCACAGTAACATTTAGAAAAGGATTAAATCTCATCTGCGGGGTTTCCGACTCCGGAAAAACCTGCGTATTAAAATGCATACAATTTGCTATGGGTGTAATCAAGAAACCTTTTGAGAAAGAGCAAACAGGGTATGATAGTGTAAGTCTAGACATTATGACTCCAGATGGTCCTATTCATCTTTCTCGAATACTTGGAAAGAATGTAGTAAACGTGGTCACTGAAATTGCTTCAATTGATGGTGGTAATTATGACATAGACTATAAAGGCCAGGGAAATAAGAACCCTGTCTTAAATGAACTATGGCTCAAGCTAATTGGTATTCATAAACTTCCAATGATAATAAGCACCCAGGATTTCACTAGGCAACGCTTAAAATGGAATACTCTTATACGACTTTTTTGGTTAAAAGAACAAGATATTGAGAATCCAAAATCTGTACTTTTACCATCAACACCTACACAACACCCTTATTTTTTTGCATCTTTGCTCTACCTTATCACAGGAGATAATTACCCAAATGGTGAAGAGCAAGATAAAGATGAAATCAGCAAAGCTAAAAAGGATGCTGTTCGTCAATTTGTGAATAGTAGGATTTCACATATGTCGAAAAAAAGAGAAGAACTTCAAAAAGCATTATCTGCTTATAGTAACCTAGATGTCGAAGAAGAAATGCAAAAATTAATTGACAATCTGTCCGAAACTGAAGAAGCTATCGCAGCCGCCACAGAGGAAAGCAAGGATTTACTTAGTACTTTACTTAATTTAAAAGAAAAGGAAGCAGAAACCAAAGTAACTCACTCTCACTTTCAGGCACTTAAAAGCCAATATACAGCTGATATAAAGAGGCTTACCTTTATTGTAGATGGAGAAGTACATTTACACTCTGTAGGCAATAATAAAAAGTGTCCTTTTTGCGACGGAAGTATTCCACCTGCAGAAAGGAAATCTTATATTGAAGCATCAAAATCCGAACTAAATCGTATAATCACACAATTGCAGGGCTTAGCAGAAAGCGAAAATGACGTCATTTCAACTTTAAATGAAGTTAGAAATAAGATTAAAAATCTAGAAGAACGTAGAGCCGAAATTGAAAAATGGATTGAAACAGAACTCGCTCCTCAAGCTGATAAATTAAGAGAAGGCATACAGCAATACCGCTCTTATATACAATTACAACAAGAGTCAACTGTTCTGCATAACGTTTCCCAGGAGTGGATTACAGAGCTACAAAAGCAAGAAAATAGCGAGGATTTAGATAAACCCAAATTTAAACCAAAGGAACATTTTCCCGTAGATTTTAATTCACGTATAGATGAGATAGCTTATTCAATATTAACTGACTGCAAATATGAAAATCTGAATACAGCTCATTTCAACATGGGATCCTTTGATTTAGAAATAAATGGATATGCCAAAGAAGATAGTCATGGCAAGGGATATTGGGCATTTATCAATACCGTATTAGGATTAACCTTTAGGCAGTATTTACACGAGGAGGCTGTCTACAAACCAGGAATTTTTGTAGTAGATACTCCCTTACTTGGTTTAGATCAAGGTGTTGAAGATAATGCTCCTACAAGCATGAGAACTGCCTTATTTCAATACTTTATTGATAATCAATCCGAGGGACAAATGATAGTTGTAGAAAACACAAAAGACCTGCCAGAATTAGATTATGAGGCAGGTGGTGCTAAGGTCATAGAGTTTACTCAAGACAAATACAAAAGCAAGTATAAAGAAAGTCGTTATGGTTTTTTACATGATGTATATAGTAATTAGGATGATAATCCTTATAACGGAGGTGGCAATATATGCTACGAATAAGCTATAACAAACTCTGGAAAATGTTAATTGATAAAAATATGAATAAACAAGATTTAAAGAATGCCACCGGAATAAGCTCTGCCTCAATAGCAAAGCTTGGTAAAGGAGATAATATCACTACTGATATCCTGCTTAAGATATGCGAGGCTATGGATTGTAAGTTGGAAGATATCATGGAGACAGTCCGTCAAAAAGAAAAGCCATAATGCCTCTCAAAAGTTATTATTTGCATTGCGATTCACCACTACTCAGATAATAATACAACTAACTGATTTAATCGTATTATGACATAATAGGATCTATCATCTTAGAAAAAATGCTCTTCAATTCAGATGATAGATCCTATAGTTATAAAGTATTTAATTCAATCAAAAGTGACAGACGTTATTCTCGAGGCTTGTTTCCCTACGATATTATACAATGTTCTCTCCTCACAAACTATTTCACTAATTTTCTTATCATGGTTACGATGTCATCTTTTTTCATTTGCTTCTCAAATGATACATTTAATCCATCTTCCTTTAAAGTTTCGAAGAATTTCTTTGCAGATTGAATCCTCATTTTTTCGTCATTTCTCAATCCACTGTCTTTTTTAACATCTTTTGTTTCTACGATAAAATTAATAATATGTTCTCCTGACGGCTTCTTTAATACATACATAAAGTCGGGGCTTGTAGTTCCTCCATAATATAAAGGCACTCTAATACTGCTTCTTGGTATTTTCCCAAAGACTACGACTTCATCAATCCCGCTATTTTCAATAGTTTCACGTTCCTTGGGTGAGTCATATACAAAGCTTTCATAGAGAAATTTCGCAGGAACTGATAAGCTATCCGAGCGCATAATACCAACAGATCCTTGTGGAATAGCCTTCTTAACATTTCCGTCAATATCCGTTAACGAAGTTTCTGTAGTGCTTACTTCCAGCTTTTTATAGCTAAATCTTTTCATAAAACTAGATTCTAGCCATTCTTGGAATTTGAAGATAAAATTGTGCAGGCTAGTTTTATTGAACAACTTTGCATTAATAGGGTGCTTCAAGTTATACTCGATAATATTACTGTGCATTATTTCCATAGGAATCCCCGTATTTGACTGTACCCGTCTTAAAAACTCTCCATAAGGCATAGAAGAATCAATTACATGGTACCCAGCAGTTGATTCCTTTATTTCAACTAAACCATCTTCACCTTTTGTCGTCCGCTTTTCTTTCGCATGTATAAGCTGTTCTTCAAAGATGTCACTTTCAAGAATTGACTTCACCGCATTTCCCAACTCTTCATCATTGATATCATCTAATGTTAGATAATATTTCTGATTGATTTTGCTCCACAGTTCCTTTACCTCAGAGAATCTCTCTTCTCTAATTTTAACCTCTCCTAGTTTTTTCTTGGTTGCATCAATAACTTTTCCTTGTTGTAGTCCAGTATTAAACTCAGGGTATTTGTCCATCATTTCAAGACGTTTGTCTTCAATAATGTTCTGATCCTTGTCTACATAACCACCAATAAGCAATTCAGCGAAAAGAACATTCTCATCGACCCCTCGGTCTTTCGCAACTTTAGATAAAACTCCACGAATCGAAGTTATGGTTCTTACATCTGCATTTATTTCATTAATAAGATTTTCCGCAAACTTTTTCTCAGTAAAGTCGATAATATAATTTAAATAAAACTGTTCTCCGGATATTCGATTACCAAATTCGTCAACTGGTAACCTTAGACCTCTACCGACTTCTTGTAATTTACTAATCTCACTGCCACTTGAACGCAGCTTAGCAATTGTAAATACATTCGGATTATCCCAACCTTCTCTAAGCGTCCATTTAGAGAAAATAAACCTCATCGTATTCCATTGTTCCTCTTCATTCTTAAAGGATATCAACGACTCTTTGTCACGAAGAATTTTATCAACTTCTTCCTGAATATCTTCGTCAGCTTTTGAGTTATCTTCGGAGAAATAGCCTCCGTTTGTCTTTTTAATATCTTTTAATGAAGCTTCCAGATATTCTTTGTACTCGAGCATCCTTGATGATTTCTTATCTAACTGATCAATCTTTGCAAATTCTTCCTGGAGTTTTTGAGTTAGTAGTTTTTCAAATGATATCCTTAATTTACCATCATTATCAGAACCTCGATATGAATAAATGCTATCGATAAAGAACAAACTCAGAGTCTTAATTTTATTTCCCCTAAGAAAATTCTCTTTTTCTTTTACAAAATGGGCATCTATAGCTTGTTTCATCATTAGTTCTTGATAGGTTGTTCCATATATTGAAGAATAGATAATGTCTCCAACTGCAATAACATGACCATTGGAAAGAGTTATACCATTACTTATATCACAATCGTCACTTTTACCAATACTTTCAACACTAATTCCTGTAAAAGACTCGTCTATAATGCCTAAGCTGTCTCCAGGTACTAAATCAAATGTTTTTTTAGTCTTCTCATTTCTAAAAACGCATGATTTAGGCCTATGAGACACTTGCATCAATTTAATATTCACATCATCAGCATCAGCATCTTCTAATGTTTGAACGGCTACTCCTTTTACTAGCTGATCATTGAAAGCTTCACATGCACCTAAATTGTAAACCAAATTGTTATAATCTTTTTCCTCACTTTTTCCTGCATAGGGAAAAGTAGCACCAAATCTAATGACACACTGTGGTTTAATCTTATCTATTAAGCATTGATAAGCTTTATTCTCCCTTTTAAATCTATGCGGTTCATCAATAATAACGATAGGACGAGTTTCTTCTAGTGCTTTATATGGCTGCGTAAATTCACCCAATAAAGTTTGATCATAATCATCTTTTTCCATCGTTGCCTTTGATAGTAGCATTTTATCGGTTGTAAGTAATACATGTACCCGGTTTTTCTCTAATCTAGTACCTCTTGCATATTCAGCGATTGCACTTGGAAACATCTTTCTTCCTGATGATTTATTCTTTTGAGCATTTAACACTTGAAGTTTTAATGACACATTTGGATAAATGTCAGCAAAATGGATTTTCGAGTAGTTTGCTTCAATAAAATTCTTTGTTCCTTCTTTGATCGGTGTCGATGGTACAAGTAGAATAAACTTATTAAACCCATACTGCCTATTTAATTCATACATTAACCTTGTGTATACATAAGTTTTACCGGTACCAGTTTCTAATTTAGCATCAATACCAAGAATGCCATCATCTACGGTCCTTTGCATACTTTTAGGGATTGGATTAAGGTCCTCTACGTCACCATTCCAAATTTCTGAAATATTTCTTGAAATAGCCTCATCCTGAATATCAATAATAGGATTTTGATGTATGGCATTAGTGCTAGAAATTCGAACATCTTCCAGCACTTTGCATATTGCATTGATAGCATCAGTTTGATGAGGCAGATGTTTTAATTGTATTTGCATATCAATACCTCTCAATCACTGTAATATTTTTGTTTTGCCTTAAATTTGCTATGTTCTTTTTTAGCTCATGAGACTGATTAAATGGTAAAGAGTAAGGATAAACGACCACTCTTGAAATCATCAGTTCATTGTTCTCAATTTTTTTGATCAACTCCATAATATCTTCAGAAGTGATACCTTCTTCAATAATGTATAATGAACCATCATGCAAATCAGCTTCATATGTCTTTAGCTTTATCTTCTCAGCTTTTGAACATAGCCCATATCCATCTTCGTTTAACCATGTAGATAGAATGGTTTCTTTTCCTGGAATGTTATCAAATGAAAAAATATCTATCATATCTCCTAAAACTAACTCCTCAACAGGATTAAAATCCACTATCTTATCAAGTGTTTTTTGTTCTGGAGTGTTTAATTTATAAAGCTTATATCCATAATCAATCCCCGCGTTGGTATTGGTTTTGATTTTTTCTGCTGCCTTCTCAATTCTATCCCTGCCAATTTCATCTATTGTACGGTAACCTGCTTGGTATGCTGGTTTATTTTCTTCTATGGCTTCAGGTAACTGAACCATAATAAATTTTCTTTTCCCATTGTCTTCGGCATTCATTTGCATAACAGCATGCGCTGTAGATGCAGATCCAGAGAAAAAATCTATAATAAGTGAGTTTTTATCTAACCCAATAGCTTTAAATAGTAAACATAACAGGTCAACATCTTTAGGATTAGTAAAATACTTTCCGCCTAATAAATCATTTAATTGGTTAGAGGCTACCCTACCATCCTTGTACTTGATACTTGTTAGACTTTGAAACTGTGTATCTACAAGATACGTTTTATTATTAGGAATAGTTGTCTCATCTTTCCCAAAATGAATTAAATTGTCTTTTACTCTTTGTTTCATCGTTTCTTCTGGATATCTCCACCCACTCGCAGGCTCCTTACAAATCCCTCCATTAATAGGATGAGTTACGTCATACCTGTATTGCCCATAGTTAGGGCCAGAAATATCTGCTGGAAAATATACACCTCTTTCATCCATCCATGAATAATGTTTACTAGAATAAATAGGATTTGATTCAGGAAACTGCTTATACCACTCAAGAGCCTCCTTATGTATTGCTTCCCAGTCGTCTCCATGTTTCTGTCTAAACCCTTCAAAGGCTTTAAAAATTTCTTCCAATCCTTCTTTTTTTTCTGTCCATTCACCACTGTTCATCGATTTATTTTTCACGAAAGCTATTATATACTCATGTTGCATAGAGATGTAAGATTGATCATTCTTACTGCTATTCTTCCAAATGATCTCACCCGCAAAGTTTTCTTCACCAAACACTTCGTCACAAATCAACTTCAAATTGCAATGCTCATTTTCATCTATTGAAATGAAAATAACGCCCTCATCCTTTAACAAGTCACGGGCTAGAAGAAGTCTAGGATACATAAATGTAAGCCAAGCAGAATGGGTACTTTTTCCCGCCATATTCAAAATTCTTTCTGCTTCATCTTCTTCGATTCCAGCAGATTTAGCTAAACTCTCTTTGGTAAACTCAAAAGTATCAGGGTAAACGAAATCTTTTTTGCCGGTATTATAAGGTGGATCAATGTATATACAATCCACTTCATTGGAATAAGACTTCAACAAATGTTTTATAGCATCAATGTTATCTCCGACCATATAAACATTCTTACTTTCGGCATTAATTCCCTTTGTGTTATGCTCGATAATAGGTGTAAGCACTGTCTTTGTCTCAGTAGAAGTCAATAATTTAGCATAGCTCTTTCCTAGAAATTTAAGTTCATACCCCTCTTTCCTCATTTCAACATCTGTACTAGATAATAGTTCCTTCAATCGATCAATCATAAAATCCCCATTTTTATCGAAATAATGAGGAAATACTTTTCTTAATTTTTCAATCTCTCTTGTGTTAGGTCCAACTGTATTGTTTTTGGTTAATTGATCTTTAATCATCCCTCTACCTCTTTTCTGCTTTACTATTTTCGTTATGAACATATTCAACTATATCGCCAATATCACAGTGAAACTCTTCACAAATTTTTCCTAAAACTTCCATAGTTACATTTTGATTTTTGCTTAGGCGAGCTAACGTTGATGGAGTAATTTCAACCGCATCTCGCAGTGCAGTTTTGTTCATATTCTTATCAATGAGTATTTTCCAAAGTTTATTATAAGAAAAAGCCATTTTTATCCCTCCCGGAACTAAAAGTATCTTTTAGAGTATATTACATACACCCTATTGTATCATATATTCTCTTTATAGTTAAGCTGATTTATAATACTTCTTATAAAATCAAAGTTTACTCTGCTAAACCGTTGAATCGCTATTGATCATGCTGCTACTTTGAACTGTAGTTTTAACAGCAATCTTGTCAACTCACCACGTTTTTGCCAGCAATCGTATCAACTCACCACGTCAATATCCATATCATCTTCTTAATTATCTAACATGCCTATCTTGGATAAGTCCCAACAAAGCAAAAATCCGTGATTATCCTTCCGGCTTATAACCAGACCTCAAATCACGGAAAGTCCTTGTTTACTGACCTTTTCACACTCTTATTTCTCTACCCTCGACATCAATACTACCGTCTCGACGGTATTACCTTTGTCCCACAAAAGTTCCTGTATTTCATGTCCATCTTTATAAACAGGAAAGTTAAAGGATATCGATTTTAAAGGTACTTCTGCTTCATCACGGGTATATATCTGAATTTCTTTAATTAAGGAAGATACAAGAGCTTTTCGTTCTTCGTCGCTTATTCTATCATAGACTTTTTCAAAATTAATCATAAGTTTATAAACATTATCCAAGGTGATTGCATCACGCTCAACAGATTGTCGTCTTAACTTTGCATCTTCTATTTTTTCTTCTAACTCCACAATAATATCATACAGACCATCTAAACGAATAGTCATATCATGCAATTTTCTCTCCCGATAACGGGTGTCTTCTGGCAGGGTGTCAATTTCATTTTCCAATCGAGCTTTATTTAAATCAACCTCTCTTAGCTTAGTTTCATAATTTTTAATCTCTTTATCAATATTTGTTGTATCAATCTGAGTACCAATTCTTGCTTTTACTTCCTTTGCAAATGTTTCATTACTAACCAATTCTCTGATTGCCTCAATTACAATAGGTTCAATGTCAGTTTTCTTAAGCATAGCTTTGTAATCACAATTTCTGCCGCGTACCGCGCGATTACGGCTACATACATAATAGTAAACTTCTTTATATGTGCCGTCCTTATTTGTCCATGCATGTTTATTGGTATACATTGGACCGCTACAACCAGGACACTTCAAAATACCTGTTAATAAATGTGCCCGATCCTTACCTACCTTTGACGGCTGTTTTACTCCTGTTTCAATTCTTTTTTCACGAACCTTATTCCATAATTCTTCACTAATAATAGCTTGGTGCTGCCCATCTGCCAGAATATAATCTTCTTGTTTAGTTTGACGATACTCATTTTTTGTCCCTTTCACTTTTTCTCTAGCTCGTCTACCAAAAGCAATTTTCCCACAGTAAATAGGATTGTCTAAAATCATCCTTACAAAATGGCCACTCCACTCTTTTAGTGTTCCATTTTGCCTTTGTATTTTTTTAATCCCTTGTAAGTTAAGATATTTTGCTATTCCTCCATACCCTATATCTGAATTTGCAAATTTATCATATATTAAGCGAATTACCTCTGCTTCTTCCTCTTGAATAAATAGCATTTTATCCTTCAAATAGTAGCCATACGGAGCAAATCCACCATTCCAACCACCTTGCCTAGCTTTTTCCTTACGCCCATTCATGGTCTGCTCAATGATGTTTTCTCTTTCAATTTCAGATACCGCTGAAAGAACTGATATAAGTAGTTTTCCACTTGTCTGCGATGAATCAATGCCTTCTTCAATGCATATGAGGTTTATTCCAAAGGATTGTACAAATTCTAATGAATTTAAGATGTCAGCAGCATTTCTTCCAAATCGGGATAATTTATAGACTAATATATAGTCAATTTGTAACCCATTTTCAATATCTGACAACATTTTTTTAAAAGCAGGTCGGCCTTCAATGGATTTTCCCGACTTTCCAGCATCTTCATAGATATCTACTATCAGCATTTCTTCTCTATCCGCAAAGCGTTTCAAGCTATTTATTTGACCATCTAAGCTAAATCCATCCACCTGCATCTCTGTACTAACACGAGGATATAGAACACATTGCTTTCCACTTCTATTCATAATCCTACCTCCTGACCTAAATTTATAATCTTATAGATGAAAAATATCATTATGTAATGTGCTGTGTAAACTACACAGCACAGTCTATGTCTTTTAAAATTTCAGCTCCATGCTTTTCTACCACGCTTGCCAATGTGTTCATAAAGACATTGAATTCTTGAGATTGTGGCTGAAAATCTTTTTCTTTAGGAGCAGCCTTGTTAGTAGTTGTATCTTCTGATACCACTTTGATTTTTTCCATCTGTAAACACCTCCGTGATTACATAACTCAATTATAAATAGGTTTTAAGTATATGTGAAATGTGTCGTTTTCTTGTTCCGAGCTAACATTTTAAAAAAGGCATATTTATAGGCTCTTTAATCCTATACTGATTTTGAGAGCCTTATTTATACAAGAAATTTCTTTCTCACTTATCCTGCCAACATATATTTTCAATCGCTTTTTATCTATTGTAATGATCTGTTCTAGCAATACTATTGATGGAGCTGATAGCACGCAATGACCTTTAAATAGGCAATGAGTTGGCAGTCTAGCTTTATAATAAGTTTTCCCCGTGATTACAGCTACAATGATTGTAGGTCTAAATCTATTACCTATATTTTTTTAAATCACTAAAACCGGACGATATCCTCTTTACTCCGATCCAATTACATGTTTCAAATTAGCATAGAAAATATCTCCACGTACAATGCAGTTCTATATTTCTCATCTCCTTTCCGTATAACAAGAAATATTTGAATCATCATTTTTTAGTAAAATCAGACGGCTGTTGGCACAGCTCCACGGGAGTTTAACCCTATCGGCGTTCTTCCGAAACCCTACCCATTGCCTGCGACGCTTTCAACGCTCGGACTGTGGCTATAAGGGAGTATCATTATCCCATTTATATGTCTTCGCCCGTAAATTGCCACATTTACTTTGTTACTTGATATTTTTCGCTCTCCCTGGATAGAGGTCATGGCGTATAAGTAGCTTGGCTCAATATAAATGGAATGTATCCGTTTTACTTTATGCTGCAAAGTCGTTATCTGACCTGCGTTCTTTGTCAAGGAACAGTTGCCACATGGCAGGAAATCTATAAATTGGAAGAACGGAAAGGGGTGCGTACTTCCCTTATGGATTTACCTGTTAAGCGATATTGAAAGTCAATATTTTGGTAATCAGTTTGGTTTCCAATCTGCGACGTAATGCCTCATCCACACATAAATGCAAATTACCACTTTCATCGAAAAGCTGTCTTGTGGATAATGCAGCAATGTAACCGCCATAATGTTTCAAAACGTCATTGATGGCATCCACATCGCCACTTGCAGCCAATACGATGACAGGATAAGAAACCAGACGATTACCTGATGTCTTATTATTCATTGGTATCTCCCTCCATAAATTTTTTTAGCTGTTGCAACGTTCTCGTCCTTTGGTACTGGACAGTGGCACGGAGCATATTAAGCTTATCCCCGATTTCTCGGTCGGAGAGCTCAAGGAAGTAGGAAAGCAGAATAACATCTCGTCTTCTCTCCGGCAAGCGCTCCAATGCCTTGGCAATGATATCATCAGTCACAGCGACATCAAGACCTAAAGCATTGAAAATCTGCTCGGTAGCAAAGTATTGATCCTCCGTATAAAGCTGCTCCAGTTGCTTTGCTGACAAATCGGAAAAGGATACTTCCCGGCTACGCTGTCGTTTCAGTTCATCATAGAAGTCCCTTGCCTCATGCTTTAGTATCTTTTTGCAGAAACTGTCAAAGGCGTGTTGCTTGCTTTGTTCGTGATTATTGGGTTTCACATTCTCACCCCCTTTCGGGCGGTGACTCCGCTGCTCCCCTTTCGCCACTATTACGGTGAGAATATTGAAAATGCAAAACTTACAGAAAAATTTCCGAGATTTTTTTAAATTAAACGCAAAAATACCCGGCTGAAAGCACAGTCGGGCATGAGTAAAGCAATTAATTATTAAGTAATATTGTATATGTTTATATACGTAGCGATAATATATTGCTTGAAGATATAGGCCTTTTTGATAAGCAAGTTTTAGATGAACAGTAATAATAAAAAATAGACACAGCACACCCCTTTACATCGTCCTGTCTCTAAAAATCATTTTTTGGAAAAACCGACGACTAAGTTTTATTTTTTTATAAAATCAAAAGTATTTTAGAGTGAATATAATTTCAATTAGACGGTAATCCCAGACACTATATCGATAGAAAAAGCCGATAATATATGATTATGAAAATCACATATTATCGGCTCTGCGTCTAAGCATCTGGCTCTTTGATAACTGACATGTTAAATTCTTGTATATGTACAAGAGTTTCTTGTTTACATTTTGGGCAATATAGTGGAAAACACTTTAATACTGTATCTTCCCTTATACGGATTCTCGTTTTATTGGCGCAGATAGGACAACATACCCATTTTGGTTTTTGCAACTAGTCTTCCCCCCTTTTTTATTTTCTCCAGTATGATTTTCGTATTTAATAAAATGTCTAAAATATCATTTTAAATTAGTGTAGATTGCAACACTTTATTCTATCACTATATAATTTGTACACTATAACATCTAAAATTGAGAAAATATTTAAGGTACATATATTAACCATAATCATGAAGTATCACATAGGCTTTTTGCTTTATTTTAGTTTTTGCAACCAAGAGACTCGAGTGTTTCGATCATTTCTTCATCGAAGTAACCACTATTCTAGCTTGAATAGACTCGAGAAAAGAAATAGATTGAGTTTACCCGATCAAGGTTACAGATTAGTTTTCAAACATTAAATTTACTTGATTTTGGATATAATTATCTATATAGTAATGTTAGTTTTGTATAGAAGCAAGATAAATACCAGCCAAAAATATTTCTGGAGTAACAGTTAAGTCTGCAAACCTGATTCTATTTACTCTCTTCATTAAAAGTAAATTATGATACTAGTAATGTGGACCCTTTGTCAAGGACATTTAAAAAAAGGCTCTCATGAAACATCTAATAAATATTGCTCTCTGTAACTAACAGGGGGCAATTTTTTTAGGTTCCATTGACCACGCTCATGATTATAATAATCAATATAATCATCAACGACAGCACGTAATTCATGAATATTTTTACAGTGATGATAGTTCATATCATCTTTTAAGTGGCCGAAGAATGATTCCTGAGGTGCATTGTCCCAACAGTTACCTCTTCGTGACATAGATTGTCCAAGGTTATTAGCGGCTAATTTCTTATGGAATTTTGGGCTCGTGTAATGAACGCCTTGATCTGAATGGACAAAGGCTTCCTCATGCAAGGCATGACCATGGGCATGCATGAGTTGATCAATCGTATTTAGTGAAATATCTATTTTCAAATTATCTGAAACATAGTAAGCGAGAATTTCCTTTGTTGCGCCATCTTTTATCGTCGACAAATAACCCATGAACCCGTTGGCTCCAGGTAAATACGTGATGTCCGTCAATAAAACTTTCTTACTGACACCTTGATCAAACTGACGCTTGAGTTTGTTTTCGACGGTACAGTGCTCTTTCGTTGCTTTTGCCATGCGTTTGTATGGATTCGCTTTGCGAATGGGGCAAATAATCGAATACTTTCGCATAAGTCTCTGAACCTTTTTACGATTCACGATAATCTTTAACTTGTTATTGAAGTACATGACGATGCTACGAGATCCTTTATCATATTTGCGGTAATGATAAGCTTGTTCAATTTGCTTTTTCCACATGAGATCCATCGTTTCATTTGCTTCCCTTTGATCAGCGCTGTTGAGGTAATTGTAGTAGCCAGAACGCGACACACCTAGTAGATCACACGCATCAACAATCGTTCCTGTATAGGATCCATTTGTTTTCATGTGATGGATACGTTCGAAAACATCACTTGGACGTTCGCTTCTTTCTTGCCTCCTTTCGCTCCATTCTGATTTTTTTAACAGATTATTCTCTTCTTCCAAAAGCGTGATCTTCGATTGTAACTTCTCGATCTGTTGTTCTGGCGTTAAGACAGATTTTCTAGGGCGGCCTAAGTTTTCAACCCGTGTATCTTTTAGAGCGGACACCCCGTGTTCACGATACTTATTTCGCCATTTCTTGGCGAATGATTTCATTCTGTACTCACCCAGTACTTCCGGATCAAATCCTGATTCAGAGAAGATTTCTTTCATTGTTAAACCGTTGAGCGATTCTGACACAAAATGTTGTTTAAACTCATCCGTGTAAGTAATACTTTTATCTGATACTCTTTTGACATAAGGATTAGATGCAAGTGTTTGTATCTGTTCATGTGTAAATGTTCGTTTCGTCATAAGTAGCACCCTTTCTGCATAGTGTGAACGTGAAGTATGGAACGGGCTTGATGAAGTTGGCGAATAGCGTGACTCAGTGTGTATTGACTGTCAAAAGAAGAAGCGACAGCGACTTTTGATAGTCAATATACACTGGGTTATCATGAAGAAGCCACTTCAAGCCCACTGACTGTGTTTTGATTTGAGTATAACAAAATAGCCCCTAAAGAGGGAGACTTTATTTTAGTGTCCATTCTTTAGGGTCCATTTTATAGTGTAATTCCATTTATAATTAATATCGCAATAATTAATCCAGTAATCCCAACACTAGTTGCACTATATATCCAAAGTTTTGCTCGATTAAACTTTAGTACTTTAGCAATAACACCTATTGTCCAAACACCTGCTAAAGGAGTTAACAAAAGTATAACCCATGCACCATGCTTTTCCATGCGATTTTCCCATTTTCCATTTAGACTTTTTTCCATGATTTTTTTCATGAAATTAAATTTCATTAACCATTCATAGCATATATCCACAAACGGAATAACCATCCAATTTCCTAGTGAAGCCCATAAAAAAGCGTCAAACCAATTTAGCCCCGCTGCAAAACCTGCAGGTATTGCAATATAAATTTCAAAATAAGGAAAAAAACCTATGAACCAAGTTGAAAATGCTGCTCCAATATACTTAATAATTTCCAAAATTAAACCTCCAATCAAGTTTATTTAATTTTTAACTACAAACACCTTTCCAAAAATATCTCCATAAATGATCCAATTTTTCATTCCAATTTTGATTTGCTAATGAATCAATATATAAGTTTTCCAACAACATACGATATACACTTATGGCAGACGTTATCTCTTCTTCTGCCAACATTTTTTGTTTAGCACAATCAATAAAAATTCGTGATACTGTGTCGTCAATAAAATTATCATATTTTGCTAATAATTTATCTACAAGCGACAACAATTCACTGCTAGATAAAATTGCAACGCGCTTGCTGAACGCTATCTCATCAGCAGTTAAAAAATCACTTTCTAGACAGACAGTTTTAAGCAAAATAAAAAGTTGTTCATCTAGTGGTTTATCCCTCTCTACTTCAAGCAATTGTTTTATAGCAACGATATATTTATCTAGTATTTTTTCACAGGAAATAGTAAATATTTCATTTTTTCCACTGTAGTGGGTATAAATAGAACCTTTCTTAATGCCAACTTGCTTTGCTAGATAATCAACAGAAGTTCCTTCAAATCCATTTGCACCAAAGGATTTTATAAATTCTTCAATAATTAAATCTTTTGTTTTCATAATTCACCATCCTAAATACTAACTACCGGTAGTTATCATTTTATACTAGGTGATTCCATTTGTCAAGTAATAGTAGTGATTTGCATCTTACCCTTACGGATAACCTAATCTATGTGGAATCATCTATGAATAGCGTTAGTTTCTCATATTGAAAATTAAACAAAGTTTCGGAATTAGATAAATCTAATTCCTCTATAGATTGCAATTTGAATAATACTGACCCGAGTGTAAATGTAAAAAAGAAGAATTCTTTGCATGAGTGTTTAATTATTTTGACTGGGTGAGGCCTTTAAAAGATAAAAAGCCACTTCTTCTATGTATATTTAGAAAAAAATCTATCCCTGTGTCTCTATTTAAAGATAGTTAGTATCCGTATATAATCAGATTTTACTTTTGATTACTAATTTATTTATAAGAGCTAATTTTATTTTCTACATTTAATAACTACCTCGTAACTTATACCATTTTCTTTTAGAGAAACTATTAGTCAATTTAGCACTTATTTACTTGGCAAGCAGGGCAAGGTGGTACACACCTTGCATTTTTGCTTGTTGGGGAGTATCCCCAATCCCCCATTGAACACACAATAAATTGTGTGGCTACGCTCCCTTTGGGAGCTAAAAAAACACAGGAAAGATTATCTCTGTTCCTGTGTCTTTTCTTTTCTATCACGTTCAAAATCTTCGCCTAAAAGGCGATCAACATTTGCCTTTGCAGTCAGGATATTTTGCTTTTCTTTTTTTATGGAATGGTACTTTGCATAGGCTTTCTTCTTTACAGAAAGTAATTCAGAATACTCTATTTGTAAAGCCTTAACAGTAGGTAATTTATTGTTCTCCAAGTTGTCAAAAGCCACCTTTGCCGCTTTATGCAAAAGTAAATCGGCAGTATGTTCTTCATAGAATTTATTAGAGTATCCTGACTTACGGTAAGCCGTGTAAACCTCACGGGTTTTTGAATAGTTGATGATATGAGTTTTAAGACTTGCTATCTCCGTGATACGCTTTTCGGCAGCTTTAATTTGAGCTGATAAATAATTAAAATTATCCGTTATATCCTGTGCTTTTTTCTCTAAATCCTCATAGGCAAGCAGATTATTTTCCGTTAAGTAATTGATGGTTTGTGCCATCTGTTTGAGGTTAAAGATCTTTGCCCACCGTTCATAGCCAGCACCTTTTCCAGCCTGTAATTTTGCCTGTATATCCACTAAAAGATTGACATGAGATTTCTGTTTTCCCACAGTTTTCTTTCTAATTTCAAAAGACTTTTTGCCACTTATAACTGCCTCGATTTCATCTTTAGAATATCCCTCGCCAAGAGAACGCAGACGGATAAATTTTTTCTGTTCTTTACCTTTGAAAGCAAGGTGCTTTCCATTTTTAATCTCGTATCCCGCTTCCTCCATCTGTGATAAAAATATTTTAAAATTAGCAGGCTTTTTTTCAAGGATTTTATCAATGGTTTGTCGTAACATTTCAGAGTGCGAGGCAGGCTTTTTATCTCCAAGCCATTTACCATAATGACTTTTTCCACGTTTCGGATTTTCAATAATCGATAATCCACTTTCAAGACAAAGGCTGTCAGATATTTTTCTCACAGCTTTACCCGAGCCTAAAAAATCTCTGAACTTTTTGGTGCAGTCCAGAGATGTAGAATTATAGATTATGTGATTGTGAATATGAACCTTATCAACATGAGTGGCAACTATAAAGGCGTGTTTTCCTTTGGTAAACCTCACACCTAACTCATAGCCAATTTTATTGGCAAGCTCTGGTGTAATTTCTCCCGGCTTAAACGACTGGCGTATCTGATAGGCTATCACATCATTTTTTTGTTCTCTGCCCGTAATGTCAGAATATATTTTCTTAGATAAAAGAAATTCTCCCTGTACGGTTTTTGGGTCACATTCGTAAGAGCTGATGTATTCACCATCATTTGTTTTGCCAGGATTTTTTGCATAATCTGTACGATCCCTAAGGCAATTAGCAATGGATTTCCCCTTGTTTTGATGCATGGAAATAAAGCGTGTGGTAGCGATAGTTAAACCTCCTTTTGCAAATAAAATACCACTTAGATGTATCAATCTAAGCGCCTAAATGTTAAGAGGATAAGTATTCATTTGTGATATGATATAGAAAGTCTAATACTTCATATAAATACGAGATACCTTCTTTTAATGAAAGATAGTCGATTGAATGACCGCTTGTAAAATATAAGTCGTTATCGATGCTTATCAAATATCTCCATACATCTGCGTTTTGGTCTGTTTGTTTTTCTGAAGGGATTTTTCGTTCAAATTCTCTTTGGTCAGCTTCTTGAATTTCTTTGAGTAAAAGCCTAACTTTAGACAAACTTATACCCTCTAATGAATATAGTACAAAGTTTTCTTTGTACTTTTTGACATCCTTAATAGCAGATTCATTATTTATAAAACCGTCAATAACTTCTTTCTTCACTTCATCCCAAAGGGCAAGCAAATTATGCCCTCCTTTTGGCAACCTTCCAAAGCATCGCAAATGGATATGCTTTAATGAAATTTCCAAGCTGTGACGATAAGAAAACAATATAGGGAATATGTATGTATCTAAAGTTTTAGGAGTTCCATTTTCTATTGCTAATTTGACCAAATCATCAGCACTATTTTTGTACCCCTCTCGCAGGCCATATAGTGCAAGTTCTTTGCTTTGCCATCCAAAGTGTGCTGATTGTTCCATGTTACCACTTTCGCAAAATATTTTCATACTTCTATCTCCCCCAAGTTAGCTTTCAATATCATCAAAAATATCCATAACTTTGGTTTCGATCTCATCTAAGATTTCTTTAATGTATTGTGAAACAACTGCATAATCTTCAATTATCCTTTTCAACTGAAAGGCTGGATGATGTTTCAAATTCATATCAAAATCACTAATTACAGCAACATTTGGAGAGTTTCTATGTGTCATTTTATTTCTAAGGTTATTAGCAAAGGAATGATTACCTTTCCATTCTCCTTCACAATCGGAATCATCATCTTGTTCTATATAATCATAAATTTCTTTTGCCTTAGTTTTGAAACTATCGCTATGATTGTTTACAGGATTAAATATCTGTTTGTAATATACCTTTTCTTTAAGAATGTTAATATTATAAAAAAGTCTATATAACTGCGCTAACATATCCCATAAACTTGAAGTCCGAAATAGAGCATTTTCAATATAATAAAAGGCAAGTTTTTCTTCTTCGGTATCTCAATATAAGCTGTATTAAACTGTCTATATCCATTTGGTTTAAGTGTTCCAAAAATATCTCTGATGATTTGCTCTTGCCAATCTATGAGTTCAAAAGGCTTTCCTGACCATTTACCTTTGGTATGGCTTAAGCACTCAATAAAGTTGACCGCATAGTCTGCAGAATCTTTATCGTAATAAGAGTCCTTTGCCATAAAAGCTGTCGGTTTATATTTCTTCAACTTTCTAATATGCGGTCACCTCCTTACAAGCATAAAAATAGAACTGCATCAAGCAAGCCTTATCATTCTATCCATACGAGAAACAGAGCCAATTTTGGCACTGTCCTCTGTTACTATTTAGTTGTGTTCTAACAATAGGATTGCAAGCGCAATTTCTGCATCCTCCTCCACAGGCTCAATATCCCAGCCTCGGTCATAGTTTGCAATAATCTTTCCGTTACGCTTAAGCATCAGCTTAGAGATGCGTCCTTCGTCAATGCCAAATTTCGAGCCTTTCTCATAGCACTTTACCCAGTAATGGATGATGCTGTCATGAACTTTGATGCTACCTTCTTTCCACATGGCTTTATTCCTCCTTACCGGTCAGAATGAAACGGGAATAAGCCCCAATGTTATCTGCAAGGTAAAGAAGTAACTCGTCATATCCTTCCCTCAGAGCGATCTCCTGTACTTTTCGTACATCAAACATATTGGTTTCACCTGTGTCACGAATAGCAAGAATCTGTTGTTTTATCTTATCTGTCATCGTGAATCCTCCTGCACAGGTCTTCGCCAAAAGCTACTGAAAGGCTGGAGCCTGAATCCCAACGCACCATAATAGAACCAATATCGTCAACTCCTACAACTGTTCCTTTTGGTTTCTCTTTTGGTTTAAGCTTTTGCAGGATGGAATTTGTTACTGCCTGCCTGCTGAAGATCATTCCTCCTGATACTTCAAATTCGGATGGGAATGATTCATCCTCCATAAACAAGATTCCATCGGCAAAGCCAAGTTCCACCGCTTTTCTTGCGTTAAACCAGCTTTCTGCATCCATTAGGTGCGATATTTTTGCCCTGGAAAGCCCGGTTTTCAGCTCATAAGCGTTGATGATGGATTCCTTTATTTCTTCCAGCATTGCGATAGCTTTCTCCATTTCTTCTGTATCACCGATGGCTATTGTCATAGGGTTGTGAATCATCATCATGCTGACTGGTGACATAAAGACGTCACCTCCGGCCATAGCTATGACCGAAGCGGCGCTGGCTGCAATACCGTCAATCTTTACCGTCACTTTGCCTTTGTAATCCATAAGCATGTTGTAAATTTGATTAGCTGCAAATATATCTCCGCCAGGGCTGTTGATCCAGATCGTTATATCACCCTCTCCGGACAACAGCTCTGATTTGAACTGCTTGGGAGTTACTTCGTCTCCCAGCCAGCTTTCTTCAGCTATTGGGCCGTCAATATATAATGTCCGGCTGCCATCATCGTTTTGTATCCAGTTCCAGAAGCGGCGAACCGGTTTTTGTTTTTGTGATTTGTTCAACTTTTGATCCCTCCGTTTCAGCATTGTTTTTACCTGCAAAGGCACCTGCATCGGCAAGCCTGGTCATGTTACCGTTAACAAGATACAGATCTCCGCCCAACTCCGCCGGAATCCGGTTCATGTCCTCAAGCTCGCGGATATCGTTAGCAGACATCCAGCCGTTCTGGCGAGCTACAGCATAACCATTCATGCGGCTTGCATAATCACCGCGCAGAAGGCCATCTACATTGAATTTGACAAAGTATGCCCGCTTCTCTGATGGTAAAAGCAGCGCTTTTTGGAGAGCCTGTTCCCAACGCACCACCCACGGGTCAAGCGTGTATTTAACAAATTCCAGAGATTGCTGTTCGATGTTTGAAAAGCTTGACTTTTCAAGATCTCCAACCATATGGGGAGGTACTCGGAATATCCGAGCGATTTCATTTATCTGAAACTTTCTTGTCTCTAAAAACTGTGCCTGTTCGGGTGGAATGCCGATTGGTTGAAACTTCATTCCCTCTTCCAGAACTGCAATGCGATGAGCATTGGCACTTCCTTGATAAACAGCGTTCCAGCTTTCTCGCACCTTTGCCGGATCCTTTAATACGCCGGGATGTTCCAGAACGCCACCCGGATTTGCTCCGTTGGCAAAAAAGGATGCACCATACTCCTCACAGGCAATAGCCATGCCTATGGCGTTCTTGGCCATAGCAATAGGGGAGTATCCAATCAGCCCGTCAAAACCGAGTCCCGGGATGTGAAGAACCTCCTCACTTCGTAGGTATATAAGGCCTGCTTTTGGATTAACCCTGCTCTCATCGCTGTCGCGCCGATAAGTGTAAAACAGTTCTCCATTTGGAGCCCTGTCTACCGTCATTTTGTTTGGCAAAAGTGGATAAAGCGCCAGCACTCGTCCGGAACCGTCCCTAATAATTTGAGCGTAAGCATTTCCCCATAAAAGAAGATGACTCATCAGTGTTTCTCGAAACACGAATGAAGTCATCTCAGGGTTTGGTTCGTCATGGAGTAAATAATAGAGCGGGTGGGTCAACGCTTTTTCTTTGCCACCGTCTTCTTTATAGCGGTACACATGAAGCGGAAGCCCGGCGATGGCTTCTGCAAGTATCCTTACACAGGCATACACTGCAGTTGTCTGCATAGCAGTCCGCTCATTTACAGTCTTTCCGCTGGATGTGCCGCCGAAGAAAAAGCTATATGCATTACCGAACAGGCTGTTTTTCGGCTTATCCCTTGCTTTGAACAAACGGGAAAATACACTCATATAATCAACAGCCCCCTTTCATCATAAATTGATCCGTTGTGTTCATCCCCGTCATGCCTTAACGCGCGGTCAAGCGCCATAATTAACGCTACCGCACCATCTATTCTCTCGGTGGATTTTTCTTTATCCGGCTTAATGTTTCCGGCGGGATCGGTTTTGACATAGATATTGTCCATCATCCACCGCAGTACTGGATTACCACCATGGGCGATGCGTTCTTCCAATGTCAGCTTCATCAACTCTTTTGTAGGCGGCGACATATCCTTGAAACCCTGACCGAATGGAACAACCGTAAACCCCAAAGCCTCGAGGTTTTGCGTCATCTGAATTGCGCCCCAGCGGTCAAAGGCTATTTCCTTAATGTTATATTTCATTCCGAGTTCCTCAATAAAGGTTTCGATAAAGCCATAATGCACGACGTTACCCTCAGTGGTATATAAAAAGCCTTGCCTCTCCCAGACATCATAAGGCACATGATCTCTCCGCACACGCTGATCAATATTCTCCTCCGGTATCCAGAAAAAAGGTAGAATCTGATATTTGTCCGATTCATCAAGCGGTGGAAACACCAGCACAAAGGCGGTAATATCGGTAGTAGATGACAGGTCAAGTCCTCCGTAACAGGTTCTGCCGCGCAATTTTTCTGCATCAACAGGAAACGCACACTTATCCCATTTATCCATTGGCATCCAGCGCACCGATTGTTTCACCCACTGATTTAAGCGGAGCTGACGGAATAAATTTTCCTCTGCAGGATTTTGCTTGGCATTTTCACAAGCCACCCTCAATTTTTCGATGTCGACTGTAATGCCCAGTGACGGGTTAACCTTTCTCCATACCTTTTCACTTGTCCAGTCATCGGTATCGGCTGCGCTGTAGATAACAGGGTAGAAAGTCGGATCTATCTTACGCCCTTGAAGAATATCCTCAGCCTTTTGATGTACTTCCCAGCAGATGGAATTGCGGTCGGTGCCAGCAGTCGTAATCAGGAAAAATAACGGCTGCTTCCTTGCATCGCCAGATCCGTGAAGCATTACATCATAAAGATCCCGGTTTGGCTGGGCATGAAGTTCGTCAAATACCACACCATGGACGTTTAGGCCATGTTTCGTATATGCTTCCGCTGAAAGCACCTGATAAAAACTGCCTAACGGTTTATATACCAGCCGCTTCTGTGACAACATTGGTTTAATTCGAGATTTTAATGCCGGACACTGTTCCACCATATCTACTGCAACGTCGAAAACTATGGATGCCTGCTGACGATCAGACGCACATCCGTAAACCTCGCCGCCATGCTCGAAATCACCGCAGGTAAGATATAAAGCAATTGCCGCTGCAAGTTCGCTCTTACCCTGCTTTTTTGGAATTTCTATATAGGCAGTGTTAAACTGCCTGTATCCATTAGGTTTCAAGATTCCGAATATGTCCCGGACAATCTGTTCCTGCCAGTCAATTAATTCAAAAGGCATTCCATACCATTCACCCTTGGTATGCTTCAGGCAGTTTATAAAAGTAACAGCGGCATCCGCCGCTTCCTTGTCATATCGAGAACCTTCCGCCATAAACTTTGTTGGTTTATACCGTTTTAACTTCCGCAGCTTTGCCGCCTCCTTTCCTAAAATTGAGCAAGAAAAAAGGAACCTCAGGGATGAAGTTCCTCTCGTTAGTGGATTTCTATGAAGCCTGTTACGTTATTACTGTTATCGTTTGCCTGTCAGGATAAACTCGGCATATTCTTTCTTGTGTTCATTAAGAAATACCACCAATTCATAAAAACCATTTTTGTATGCCGCCTCCTGCACTCTTGGCAAGTCAAACATATTGCAGACACCGCTGTCCCGTATGACAATTATCTGCCGGTAAATCTTATCAGTTATCAGATTCTCGTTACCCATGTCCTACACCTCAGACTTCTCTGCCGCTGAATCTGAATCGCGTACCGCTTTATTGAGAACTGAAATATCAAAACCCGCGTCTATATATCCCTGCCGAATCACCTCGTAATAGTAACGGCTCGGTGCTCCCAGTGGTCTGCCTTCATTCATGATATACACCATTGCGGACACCCACTGTCCTTTGAAACGCACCTTAACCGTTTCTTTCCGGTATAAAAGCGGATAGCCTTCATATCGGTCCAGCGCTTCCTCGTCATTAGGCATGATTCTCCAAAGCAGTACCGGTACACTTTCACCTTTTTGTTTTTCTATTGTCGCTACTGCGCCGCCGTTCCCACCTCGGAACAGCAACCGATAGCCTGTGAGTTTTGCACTCCCCAGCACCTTTGCCGTCGGGCAGCGGTATGCCATCTGCTTCAAATTCAGGTTGCTGCCGTATGCTAAATATATTGTTCCTTTTTCTTTGCTCATAGTATCATCCTCCTTGTGTTTACCGCAGGCAGGGGCGGCTCTCCGCCCCCAGCGTCCGGTTATCTATGCTGCCCAAAACCGCCATGCCGCGTTTCCATCGAGGTGTTTGCAAAGGTGCTCCCGGCAGTTTTTGAACTCGTCGCCGATAAGCCCTATGCGGTTGAGGTATGTCCGCATGGCAAACTTCTCGTTTTCAACTTGCGGCTTTTTGCTGGAAGCGCATTTTTGTGTTAACGCCTGATGGTTTAGGGCCAATGCAAGCACTATGTAGCTTCTGATTTTCCCCGCATGAAGTTCACTGTTAAAGCCTCGAAGCTCAATCGTCCCGTTGCCATTGAAAAAACTGTGCAGGTTCAAAAAATGGTACCTGCTGTTGTGGTAATGGGTACTTCTGCTTTCGCTGTAACCTTCGTACCATATACTTTCAATCGCCGCCATGGTTTTGGGCTTACGCCGGTTCATCTTCTCAACCAGTGCTGCATCCATCTTTTTGCAAAACCGCATCCTGTCCGGTGCAATCTGCAATGCCTTATAGAAAAGGTCATTCTTGCTGGCGATAATGTTAATATAATTACGGATGCTTCGCGGTGTGTGGTCTGCACCGTCTATATGGATATGAATTCCACAGCTTGTGTTTACAAAACCTCCAGCCTTGCGAAGCCTCCTTATCAATTCCTGCAGGGTTTCAATGTCCTCGCGGTATGTCAGTATCGGGCTTACCAACTCGACGCTATATTCCCGGCCAGCCGCCACAATCCTGCCGTTTTCCTTTTTCTGAGTCCGGATGCTCCCGTCGCTCATGAATTTCCATATCCGTCCATCCGGTGCAATAACCTTTTGGGTATCGTAATAATCTCCGCTGGATTCAACCCTCCCTCCAAGAAAAGCTGCTGCAGTTTTTGCCGCTTGTTTTCTTGTCATCCCCGTCAATTCTACCTCGATTCCAAATCTCGTTGTAAGCATTGCGCTTTCTCCTCGCTTTCTCTGTGTTTTTTGCCCTTTGGCAGTGTACATTAGGCCATTGAAAACACAGGATAGCAAGGCAATTCTGCGTGAGTTTCCACTGGATTTTGAACAATTTTACACATCTTGAATTGTGTACATTTACAGCTTTCTGATCACATCTATACCATAGGCTACACCCAAAGAAGAACCGCAGTCCCAGTTGATATGAACAGTTCCGATATCATCCACGAAAGATACTGTTCCTTGGTCTCCCGGTTTCAGCTTAGAATACGGATCATCCATACAGATAAGCTCAACACGTGTACCCGGCGGATACTGCTCTTTAATGCGAAGGACTGTTTCTTTTGAAGGGAAGCCCCTTGCACTCATAGTTCGTCCTCCTCTCCAGAATAATATGCGGCATACTTTGGGTAATCTCTACCATCCGGCATTACCAACACTCCATCAGACCGTCCCCGCTGCTTAACCAGCAGGCAACGCCACACTCCATCCTCATTAACGTGACAAAGCCCTTTATTTTCCTCAATGAAAATGCGATCAACACATAGGTCGGCAACGAAGTTATCATAATCAATCTTTGATAGCTCGATAGTTTTTACAACTACAAATCGTTTTCTCGTCTCATACCGATGCGGCACTTTTAAATCCTCTATTCTAAACGGATGCTTGACAAAGAAGGCGGTGCTATGAAAATCATTCATTTTCGTCCACCGCCTTTGCTCTGCCTTTCCGATACGCCCCGTTACCGGACAGCCTTGAAAGTAACACCTTGCGTTCAGTTTTGAAGTTATCACCTATAAACCCCAACCTAAGCAGGAAACAGCGAAAAGCATATTTTTCATTATCTGTTGGTTTTTCTTTTCGTAGTACTCGCTTCTGTAATTTTGCCTGTTCTGCCATCTGCTTTGCCAGCGTTATATATGTCTGCACCTCATCGGCATTTAGGGTCGCGTTCCAGAAAGAGAAGGAAATCTCATCATTTTCAGTTAATACTTCAAGTTCCCGTTCAATCGACATCGCTTTCTTTATCAATGTCTCTTTGCTGGCCAGCATATTATTTAGGTTTTCAAGGCTAATCGCGCTAAAGCCCTCCAACGAAAGAGTAATTGTCATGGTCCCCTCTGCTGAAAAGCCCTCCACATTCAACGTGTCAATAACAGGACGGATGCTTTTTATTTCATCAAGACTGATTTTCGGCGAGTGAACCACACTGTCCCTGCCAACCGTCCATCTGTCAGCAGATTTCTCGTCGTTAACCTCATACATAAACCCTGGGGCTCCAGTATAACGCACCTGGCCTTCAAGGACTTCAGCTATGACTGAAGCAATAGTTTTTCTCTCCTGACCGACAACCTTCTGTGAAAAGCGAAAGCTGTTATCGTTCATGCCATACACCTCCCCTCAAACAAGCTAATACATTTCTGATTCCCATAAAAAATCCCACCTTTCCTTTTTGGTGGGGTACATTAACGCTCTATTTTGAGGGGAAAGCAAGGACATTTTTAAGCAATCTGTGTTTCCGCATAAGGTATTTTTTCGCTACCTGACAGCAGGAATACTGAGTCTGTTCCGAATTGTGAAACATAGCGCTTTACAATTACATCGCAGTATTTCGGGTCAAGCTCCATCATAAAACAAACCCGCCCGGTCTGCTGCGCCGCAATTAGTGTCGTACCGGATCCACCGAACAGGTCAAGGGCTAAATCTCCAGTATGGGAACTGTTGAGCATTGCCTTTGCTACAAGCGAAACCGGCTTCATGGTGGGGTGCTCCTCCGATACTTTAGGGCGGGGTATCTCCCAAACATCTGACTGTTTACGGTCTTTAAGCGGGCAAAGACGTGTCCCTTCAAGCCAGCCATACCAGATCGGCTCATACTGAGTATGATAGTCCTTTCTGGAGAGTACCAGGCTGTCCTTTTTCCATATAATTGTACTTGACCATTGATACCCTACCTCACGCATGACGTTCATCAAACTGCCCCATTCCTGAGCACTCATTACCACATAGGTCATGCATCCGGCTTCAGAAACCTCCTTCATGCAATTAAAAGCGCGCAATAAAAAAGCGCCGAATTCTTCGGTGCTCATCTTGTCATTTAGAATTTGTCTTGGCTTCCAGCTTGGATGCCTGGTATCCGAACCGTAATCAACATTCCAGGGTGGGTCTGTGAAAATAAACCTCGCCTTTTGTCCGTTCATCAGCTTTTGCACATCTGAAAGCATGGTGCTATCACCGCACATCAGACGGTGGCTGCCAAGTACCCATATGTCGCCCTTTTTGGTAACCGGAATTTTAATCTCTGCAATTGCCTTTTCTGTATCGAAATTATCCTCTTTGACATTAGCGGCTGTTTTATCACGGAACAACTCATCAATTTCCGCAGCATCAAACCCGGTAAGAGAAACGTCAAAACCATCTTCATTTAAATCCATAAGCAGATCGGTCAAAAGCGGAATATCAAACTCGCCACTGATTTTATTCAGCGCGACATTGAGCGCCTTTTCCCGCTGTTCATCCAAATCAACTACAACACAGTCGATCTCCTTATACCCCAAAGCTGTAAGTACTTTATAACGCTGATGTCCGCCGACAATATTCCCGGTGCGTTTATTCCATATAACCGGCTCTACATATCCAAACTCTTCAATGGATCGGCGGAGTTTCTCGTATTCAGGATCGCCCGGTTTTAAGTCCTTCCGCGGGTTATATTTCGAAGGTTTTAATTTTTCTGCTGGTATTTTCAGTATATCCATAAATCTTAACCCTCCAGTTTGACGGCTTTTTCGCCGGTGAATTCCTCCCAGCGCTTAACAGCTAAATCACAGTAAACAGGGGATAACTCCATTGCGTAGCATTTACGCTCGGTCTGTTCAGCCGCAATTATAGTAGTTCCGCTACCAGAGAACGGCTCAAGCACAATACCGCCTTTGTCGCTGTGCATTTTGATGCACCGCCATGGAAGCTCCACAGGGAACATGGCGGGGTGCTCCTTGTTTGCCCGGACAGTCGTCATCTCCCATATGCCGGCATAGCCCCATTTCTTGCGTTCTTCCTTTGTAAGCCGTTTCACAAATTTATAACTGTGTCCCGCAAAGGCTGAAAGCCATACATATTCCTGATCGTTATATTCCTCAACTTCTCCTTTATTGCTGAAGGCTGAAATATACTCATACTGCTGAACCGGCTTGTTTGAAACAAGATGATAAGGTCCTACACCGAAATTTTGCCCTTGTTTCTTCCAAATGCGGATCCAGATAGGGCGGTAACCGTTGTCCAAGAACATATTCACGCTGTAAACACTGGTGGGTTCAATAAACTGAGAGCCGGTAGCATAGAGATCACCTAAGTTCCAGCAGACAATATCTGCATACCTGCACAGGTTTCTAATCACTGGGCGTACTGTCTCGAACCATGGCTCAATCCCGGCTTTTTCATATTCTTTGCCTACCCCATATGGAGGGGAAGTCACTGCCATCTGTGCGTGACACCCTTCCATCAACTTCTCAAAATCCTCATCCTTAGTAGAGTCGCCGCACATCAAGCGATGATTCCCGAGAAGCCAGATATCGCCCCGCTTCGTTACAGGCTCGCGCTGCACGATTTCCTCATGCGCTTTATCTATGTCAAAGCTGTCTTGTACCGCCTCTTTGGAGTACCATCGGTTAAGTAGTTCGTCTATTTCAGAGGCGTCAAACCCTGTAAGCGAAACATCAAATGCACCTGCGTCCAACTCAGCCATTAGCTCGGCCAGTTTATTCTCGTCCCACTCTCCTTGAATCTTATTGAGAGCAAGATTAAGCGCTTTTTCTCTCTGCGGGTCAAGATCCACTACAACGCAGTCTATCTCAGTCTGTCCCAAGTCCAGCAAAACCTTTAAGCGTTGATGCCCGCCTACCACATTGCCCGTCTTTTGGTTCCAGATAACAGGCTCCACATAGCCAAATTCCTCTATTGACCGTTTTAGCTTTTCATATTCCTTATCGCCAGGTTTTAAATCCTTGCGCGGGTTGTATGCTGCTGGATTAAGTTTTTCAACAGATATTTTTTGTATGTTCATACTGCATTCTCCTGTTCAATATTTTCTTAAGACCCTTTTTTGCGCCCTCACAATCTCCGTTTATTACTTGTCCCCGCAGAGTCTTAAACTGCTGCTTCGTTAAATGGTCTTTATATTTTCTTAGTTCCCTAAGAAAGATTGAATTTGTTTTATGCATCAGCCACCCCTCCTGGCTGTCAGTAGTTTTTCCATAACATCATCGTGGGGAGTGGCCCCCTTGTATTCGGTAGCACAGTTTTCCCGCACGACTTGATAAATTTGATACCACAGGTTATTGGCCTGTTTCATAAAGCTTTGACTCATAGCCACATAAGGTGACGGGATGGCATTGCCAGTTGTCGGATGCTTAGCAAGAAAGCCAAATTCAGTGATACATTCCTCGCACTGGATCCACCGCGCCACACTCTGGGCATATTGCTCTATAAGCTGCGCAGAGATAAGGTGAACACACCTGCGTTCCTTAAGCCACTGCCATGTTTTTTCGTATATTTCCACCGCCAGTGTTGTTTTTCCGTTCTTCTGCTTTGCAGCAAGATAATCCCTCGGTGGCGGCATGCTCTCTCCTTCCAGTTCCGCAACATCCGTAAACTCCATTACCATGAGCTTTCGTCTGCCGGGATTTCCTTCCAAAATCTTATCCGCCAGAGGTTTTTTCTTCTGTCCTGCACCGATACGTGCCCCGCCGCGGTTGGTACCGTCCTTTGCCATACACATCACCTCGATTCATGTAAAAATAAACAGGGGATATACCCCGTTTGAAACTGCGATTTTTCGCGCGTGACCCCCCGCCCGTTGCACAAAACTACTCCGCCAGAGATTTTGACCCCCCTACCGTCTTGCCCATCGTTCTCCTTCGCGAGCAGTGAGCGATGAGTGACATTGTTTGCACAGGCTCATAAGGTTACTGTCTGCATTGGTTCCGCCTTTGGATAAAGGGATAATATGATGTACCTCTTCGGCTGGTGTAAGCCTTCCGTACTTTTGGCACTCCTCGCAAAGCGGATGCTCTGAGATATATCTGTCCCTGATGCGTCTCCATCTCCGGCCATAGCGTTTTCTTGTTTGGGGATCTCGTTCGTATTTGTTGTAATAAGCATCCACTTGCCTTTGATGCATGTCACAGTACCTTCCGTCCGTCAGTTCAGGACAGCCGGGAAAGGAGCAAGGCCTTTTTGGCTTTCTTGGCATCTGGCCACCTCCTTTACGGGTATAAAAAAAGCCCTCACAGGTTCATCCCATGAAGGCTTATCCATAACCTTTCACAATACCATTATATTTGGATTTATAATGAATTTCATCTCATAAAAATCTCATCTTAAATACTAAACAGCACAATTGCTTTTCACCCATGGCATCCTGCCGTTATAATACTTATCGGAAATATACCGCTGCATATGGGGTGGTAAAGCTGCAAGCAAAAGATAAGCCTTTTTTCTGTCTTCCTCTAAATCTTGGGTGCTTTTATAGAAGGAACATTTATCTTGCAAGCACTTGTGTACAGTCAGGATATTGCAGCCATTCCTTCCGTTACTGCCAAAACAATTATCGTACATCTTTCCTCACTCCTGTTTTATGGCATAAAAAAAGCCCCGAAGGGCTTATGAATTTTTATATCATTTTCCACGATATCATTATATATGGGATACCTGTGTTTTACATCTCATAAAAATCTCATTTCTACTTCCCGTATAAAAGCAGTGCCAGATGATTAAGCGCCTTGTCCTTCCTACGGTACACCTGTGCTCTTTCAAGAAACAGCTTCTCTCCGATGTTTGCTACAGCTTCTGTCTTGCTCACATCATTAACAAAAAATTCTGTCAGTATAAACTGTTCTTCCTCCGACAGGGCTTCCCAAGCAGGCTTGAACCACTCCATATATTCTAATGCCCGTCTGTAACGTTCTTTCAACACATCAATCTCGTCAAGGCAAGCAGCAAGGCGTTCTTCGCCGCTTTTGGGATTGTGTTTGCCCGGAACTCCGGTAATCTTTGCACTGTAAGGGCTTGTCATACGGGTTTCAATTTCATATATATCCTCATCACTGTGTTCGATAATGTACTGCATGCTGCTGTAATCTTTCAAAGCTTCAACAGCAGCCGCTTTTTTATCTAAATACTGCCATGCAATCAGCATATCGCACCTCCAAAAAATCAAGATAAAAAACCTTGATCTTTGAAGCAGTGTGCTTTTTTTCGTTGCTTTGCAGTGCTTGTTTCCTTGTTCGTTATATCTTCGTTCTTTGCAGAAGGCCATGCTTTTCCAGAATAACCTTCACCTCATCTACCGAATGGACAACCGCTGCCACTCCTCCGGCATTGAGGATTTTTTTGATGGTTGCTTCCTGCAGTTTTGTTGTCTTTCCCGATGGGGTTTTTACTTCAAAAGCTATAAACCGTCCATTAACACAGGCAATAATGTCTGGTATCCCCGCTGTCCCGTACATACCACCATGTGCCTTCCAACAGAAACACCCCGGTACTGTCTTTAAGTACCGCAGTACTTTAGTCACAATACTTTTTTCAGACATAACCGCTCATCCTCCAAAAATGTTACCTTTTTCCCTCTTATAACCTCGTAACATCCAAAAAGGGCATCTCATAAATCAGCTTCCCAAGCGTTTTTCAGGATTTTGTTACCTTGTTACCTCTTTTTGGGGTAGGTGTATACACAAATATTTTTATTTTTATATTTTTTAGTCTTAAAAAAGCAATGGTACTTTCGCGCGTATATATAAAGTTGAGGTAACAAAGGTAACATCGGTAACAAGTGGCTATTCATCAGCGTTTCTGGCGTTACCTTTTTGTTACCTTGTTACCTTTTTCAATACTAAAGAGGCTCAATATCTGTGATTTCAAAGCCGCTCACATCGCATCGCTCTTTCAGTATTGAGAAATCAAGAGCCCACGCTTTTTTTGTTTCATTCCCGAAACGCATCGTTTTATTGCTCTCTATAAAAAAGTCACTTTGCCTCAATTGCTTCAAAAACTGGTTATATGGAAGACATTCACCAGTGATTGCATAATCGCGTCTGTACTTGGTATAGCGGTCATATACATCACAGAAACGAATCCCGATAACCTTGCCATCTTTATCAAAAGTGTAGTCTTGATTCGGAGCCAGTTTCATCCGGGCCATGATTTCCAGCGTCTGTTCTACAATGGTCTTGTTATTGCTGCCGCCATCCAGCAAGTACTCCTGCACACCGTTTTGAAGATATCGAATACATGTCACTTTGTTAATGGGAAACACTTCAGACCATGTAACATTAAGGAACTCACATAGTTTGTTTACTAGGCTCAGTCCTGCATAGCAACAGGCGAGATTATTGACGATACGAGATGGAAACTCATCAGATATCTCTGACTTTGCTTCCTCATACCACTTCTCTGCCTCAGCAACCGATACTCTGAGTGCTGTATCCAGCAGGCTCCGACCGAAGCTGCCAAGCAGATCCGCTTTTGCACACAGCTTATAAAATGCTTGTCTATGGCTGGCTGGTTTTAAGTCCTTCTTGCTGAATAGCAATTCTATGCTCCGTTCTCTGATGGCCGCTTCATCCGGCGATTCCTCACCAGCTACAATAATAGGTGCCAACAGTTCATAAGTAACAGCACTTTGATCCGCCCTACCGCGGACACCTTCATGGCCGTCATATGCATCTCGAAGATGGTTGTATAAGGCATTTAGCCTTAACTTATCTATCTTTGAAGGCTTAAACTCATCCATCAACTGTGGTATCAGATTCGATGATGCAGATTCCTTCATCAGCGTAAATGCAGTAACCTGTGTAGCCGCGCGGATTTTACTGCACGAAAATACCGGCAGAATAACCCGCTCCAATGTATTACTTTTTCCGCTGCCTTGTTCTCCGACAAGCAATAAATGAGGAAACTTGATACCTGATTTTTTTAGATGCGGTTTGATAAAGCACCCGGCCACCCAGGCCATTACTGATACCGTTTTTATGGGCTCGTTATAGCTGAGAAGCCATTCACCAAGCATAATAAGCTGTTCCTTTGTCAATGGTTCAAAGATTAGGATATCGGTTGTTATGCTTTTATACTTATCAAGCTGCACGATATCTTCAACAATGTTGCCTCCGGCTTCAATGGCACCATCCGTTGAAACATATACCATCCGCCCGCCATGCTCATAAATCCCAAGAGCCTTGACCCCTGTTTTCCTTACCCACTCCATTTCAGATATATAACCTTTCAGCAGTTCCAAATCTCCTTCTGAGCCAAAATAGCCTAAGGATATCGTCCGGCGGTTCAAGATATTTTTAAATTTTTGGATGTTATTGAAGTCGGTAGTCATAAATGTCTGGCGGTATATTTCATCACGAATTGTAATAAGATCAGCAGTCATCTGCGTTTCATCTTCTGATACAATCATCTCCACCGGTTGAATGATAAAGTTTGTTATAGGATACACACTTTCGCCTCTGGTGCGGTAATACCTGCCCTCATGTTCAAAGATAACTGACTCGCTTTCGCGGCTGTATACGTTCTCTGTGACTTCAATGGCCTTATCCAGTGTCTCCTGCCCATATGTTGCTCCACTTGCATGATGTACCGTATCCCACTTTTCCCGGAATAACCCGGAATTTCTAAACAGCCTGTCCATCTGCTCTTTGTTTTTGCCTGACCAGAAAGCTAGCATACAGCAAAGGGCAAGGTCGGCTTCGGAATGGCTCGGATACCCTGCTTCCTGCCATTTTCCTTCCCATAGCAGATTAAATTCCTTATGGTTTTCGGCTGTCCGGGCTTTCTCCAGAATTTCTTCATCTGTAAGCGGCTCTAGCTTAAAATTCTTACGGTTTTTCTTGCTTTTTCCTCTCCGCTTCTTGCTTTTGATATAGTTCTCATGTATCCAGGCCAGTGCTCCGTTATCTTCAGTAATGTAATCAGGAGTCCCTGGCAGTCGCTCGCCAGTCATTGTGAAGTATCTGCTGTGGGCATACATTTCAACGCCGGTTTTAGTGTTTTTATTGCCCTTGGCAGGCATCTCCCCTTTATAGAAAATATGAAGCCCAGTTCCTGAAGGGCTGATTTCCGTATAGGACGGAAACCGCTCAAGGATATCCTTGGCGGTATCGTTTAATTCTCCCGTATTTTTGTCGCGGCAGTGATCGATGTCAACTCCTACTAAGCCTCCGCTTTTTGCGAATACAAAACCTAATCCGGTATAGAGATATTGTTCTTTTGCCGCAATCGCATCGTCAAGGGTCGACCAGTCGTTTGGGTTAGTGCTTGAGGCTTTTCTACCGGTTAAGGGATTGTAAGGGATTTTACTGTCTCTTCCGTCCTTTGTGTTTGGTTCCAGACGCCAGCAGATCCATTGCTTCCGGTTTGCTAATTCTTTAGGGAATGAGATGCTCACTTACACTGCACCTCCTCGCATCGTTCATTAAAATACCGAATCGGAATGCTGCGCTGCTTTGCCTTTTCAATCTCAATGGACATCCCGTTAGTGATTTTTCTGCCAAATACCCACACTTCTGAGCACTTTGACATCAGTACCATGCCAAAGAACAATCCCAGATTTCTCATTTGTTCATCATCGTCATCCATAAACTGCGGAAACAAGAGGTGCGGAGCAATAGGTATGCAATTTCTGCTCACTGCAAATCGGCAGTACCCCTGAGCCTTACGGATATTACGTTCTATATCACCAGCATATGGGCTGCAGATAAATACCATCGGTCTGTAAGGCGCTTTCCTGGCCTCTCGCTCAATCCTAAGCAGTGCTTCATAAGGTGTGGGGTCGTAATATCCTTCCGCGTTAAACTTGCTGATACTCATGGTATTACCCCCTGCCTATGCGCTTTTTTGTTCACGTTCGATTACAGGCAATATACCTTTCTTGTTTTTAAGAAGGTCATAGATAAATAGCCTTCCTTTTTGTGTCCAATATGTGTGCATTAC